GTCATAGGGTTCCCTTGATCCGCAGATTTTTAATTTCAGTTGTAAAGACATTTCCAATCCAATCCCCGGCCTCTTTGTAACCGGAAGAATTGTTTTGGAATGTGACTTTGTCTACGAGTCGATTGATTGTAATTTGAATTGCTGGGGCCTTGGACGTTCCTCCCGGAAAACCTTGTAAGGGACTATTCAGCAAAGTAGGGTCTAATTTAGGTATTTCTAATGCTTTAGAGTATTGAGCTTGATTGTTTAAATCGAGTTTAGCGCCACCTGTTTGAGAGAGCATTTTGTCAACGCTCCCCATACCCATAGAATCAAAAATGGATTTTGTCTCGGAAGTTGCCGGTTTGACATCGACAGCTTTGAGGGTATTTTGTGTCGCTCCGATTGCTACTTGATCGCCTCCCACGCCAAAAAAACTTTTTACGGCAACCACGGCTTTATCAATCCAACCTACAATTGTCGCCCAGTTTTGTTTGATTACGACTAACGACGCGATGATGGCGCCGATCGGTCCAGTCAAAAGCAGTAAGGCGGAAACAAGAAATTTATGTTCTTGCCACGCGTTGGCAACAGCCGTTGTCCATTCGTCCCAGTAGTAAACCGCAGCAGCCACAACCCCAACCGCAAGTAAGATTCCGGCAACCACCCATGTAATCGGGTTTGCCCAAAGAGATACGTTAAGTGCATTAGACGCCCATGTAAGTCCTGTCGTAACCGCGGTTTGAATTGTTTGCCAAGCGGCAAGCGCCTTTGTCCGGCTGGTCATGATACCATACAGAAACGTCAACGCTTGCCAGGAATACATCGCGGCGCCAACGATACCGATTAACGCGTATTCTGCGACGGCTAAAGCGATCGTTGCGGTTCTGTTGGCAACTTTTGCCGCCCAGTTTTTAACCGTTGCTATCGTATCAAAAATTTTTGCAGCAGCAGCGGAGCTAGTCACCGCGGTATACATTCCGATAACTCCGACGAGAGTGATAAATGCACCACCTAAAAATAACGCAACGGATCCGCCGATGACAAGATAGGAAATAAATTTCCTAAGTCCGGGACTTTGATCTAAGAATTTTGTCATACCCGAAAGCATATCTCCAAATCCTTTTACGATAGAAAGAATCGGACCGCTTGAAATATCTTGACCGAGGCTTGTTTTTAAACTCTTCCAAACTTCCGATGTCCGATCCAATTGAGATGACAGGTTATCCTGGTTGATTGAAGCCATTTTGTTTAAGGCTTCTGCGGTGCCGCTTAGGTTTGCATCTTTGATTTCCGAAATCGAAGTTTTTAACTCTCCCATTTTTGGAAGTAAGTTTTCAAGCGCGGCCACGGCTTCTTCCGAACCGAGCGCTTTTTTGATCTCGTTACGTGCGTCGAGTTTTAGAACTTTGTTACCTGTAGCCTGATCCACCACAAAGGAGTTCCGATATTTTTGATTCATCTCTTCCAAAAGCTCAGGCATGGATTTGATTTGACCTTGTGCGTTTTTTGCATTGAGTCCGAGTTTTTGAAACCCTTCGCCCACCGAACTTAAAAAAGCGCGGTAACTGGTTCCAGCAACTCCGGGAAGCATCGTATTTTGAAGCATCCCTAAAACAGCCATCTGCTCTTCGAGTTTGACGCCCATACCGGCGGCGGTTGCGCCTAACCCTTGCATCGCCGCTTGCATTTTCGCGCCGTCTGTTTTGAACTTTTGAACGGAAAGAGAAAGTGTATTCGCAAAACGTAATGCAAACGCGGCGTCCGATTCGTTGTACATTTTTTTGAACTGAGCGTGTGTCGTACCAAACAAATCCGCAAGTCCCGCAAAATCCCCCTTCGTCGCAATTGCTGCTTTTCCCAAGGCGCCCGCAACACTCGAAAGCTCCGCCGGGTTTAAAGTGGAAACAGCGGATTTGATATCATAGATTCCTGATAAAAAAGTCTCTTGAGCGATTCCCATGTCGCCTGTCATGGCGCGAACCTCAGAGGAAATTTTAGAAACTTCATCCTTAGTTACTCCCAAGGACTCTATGTTTTTCTAAGTTTACCCGCTTCGAGCCCTGCTTCGATGAGAGATTTGGACATGTAGAGTCCAGCGGATCCGAGCTCCAGCATCTTCTGCCCTGTGTGAACCATTCCCATCGAACGGTCAAAAAGTCTTGCGGACGCGGATGTTTCGTCCATACTCTTTCGAACATTTTTCCATCTTGTCTCGATTTCGCCGAGGCGACCGGATACGTAATCCTTGAGACTTAAAACAACACCGAGTTCAAATGTATCCATTTTCGTACCTACTTGTAAAGGTAAAGCAGATAGACCGTGGACATATAAAGGTTTGTTACAAGAGGTAAGTATTTTAGGAATTTATTTTTGTTAAACGGAATGACGACTAACGCAGGAATGATTCCAAAAAATGGAAAGAAAGACCAAACAAACAAAAATCCATAGATTGCATAAGCGAACGGAATCAAGTCGCTCACTTTTGGATTTTTTGGATCAAAACCTTTCCAATCTTTCGCCATTTGTATATTCCTATATCCTAAATTAAAAATCCTTTGTAAATCAGATTATCACTTGCCGAATGCTTTTGCGATTCCTTTAGCAACTCCAGCCGCGATCATATCTATAATCCTTTCTTGTGTCCATTGAAGGTCTTTGCTTCTTCTTGCGATTTCTTCCGCGTCAAACGGATCCGGAATCGGAGTATCGGGAAACAAGAGACGAATTAAATTTTCAAGCGCACCCGTCCCCAACCGAATCTCCGCATCCCGATCCGCTAAAGCTTTTTTGAAACCGCCTCTTGATTTAGTTTTGCCAGATCAAAAATCTTACGACTGATCGAAGAGGCAAGGCCGGGAGCTCCTTTATTGATCCAGCCGGAAAATGTCTCAGAACTTGGATACACCAAACAGCGATTCACAAAATCAATATCAGCCTCGATCGGATCTAACTTTTTAGATCGATCCGAAACTTTGGAGAGAGTTTCTTTCGACGGAACTCTACACAGCGTGGAATATTCATCCACTTGAATGAGGTGTAGTCCGCCTTTGTCGTCTAAAAATTCCTTGATCGCCTCGATTTCCACCTCGTAACGATTTAAAAAACCTTCATCCACCGGAACGTAATCTTTAGGAAGACTTGAGATCGCCTGTTGATAGTCGTTATATTTTTGAGTGCCTTGTAGTTCCATTTTATATTCTCCTTATATTATATATTATGTAAATGTAATGATTGGATAACTCGTAACCGCAAGGTCAAGATCCGTCTCGGCCGCCTCCGCCCCATTTTCGAACGGAAGTGAAAACTTTATGATCTTGGCGGCGGGAACGGTCAAAAGAAGAGTTCCCCCTTCCACCTCACATCGTGCAGTAATCGGAGAAGGTGAAAGTTTGAGAAGATCTCCACCAAAAGGGGTAGCGAGTTTGATCATATATTTCAACTCGTCGAGTTCGATCGTAGCTTTCGCCTGACGTTTATAAGATTTTACAGACCAGCTTACTGGTTCTCCACCTTTGCCGAGCTTGAATGCGATGTCTGCTTCATAATCTAAACTAAATTTAGAAAACTTAACCAACTCTTTACCCAACATAGTTAAGGTAAAATTTTCGAAACTTAGACTCTGCGGTAAAATATCTCCTGGATTTGGCATTTTGAATTTCTCCTTTTAGTCTTACGCCAACGCGAATTCAGTGGACCACTGAATAGCATCGATTCTGTCTTTGATGTACATCTTGAGAGTTGCAGGAAGAATCTTTCTCCCGTTCACTGTTTTGATCGGTTGTAACTTGATTTCGTGGCCCGAAATCTCCGCTTCTCCTGCGCGCTCCATTTCCGAAGATACTTTGGCGTCGATTGTAGCTTTGAGATAGTCGAGGCCTCCGCTTCCGGAGTTGGTTTCCGTATCTGACTTCAAGAAAGGAAGAGATTCTCGGTAAACGATCCGGTGCATTTTGTTTGCACGCCTCAGTTCTGGAATATACTGAAGTCTGAAGTAGGTCCGGACATCAAGTTGTCGGATGCGATAAAGACGCCTTGGTAGTCGGGATAGATTTGAAGAATTGTCAGACCCAAATCATCAAAGGCGGTTTGATACCCTTTGTAACCTTCATTCCAATAACGAATTCCGATCAAGGTTTTAGATTTGTTTTTGGCAACCCAAGCAGCACTAACGTTAACTCGATGAGTTGCAAGTCTCGCACAAAGAAAGGTCGCGGCGTTTCTCCATTCTCCGATCGTTCCGGCGAGTTCTAAAGAAGCACTCCATCCGCCGTTTGATTGAATCCCACCGGGAATGTAACGACCTTCTGCGGCAACGACACAAACCCTTTCGTTTTCGTACGAATCCCACTCGTCTTGGATCCGCAGGAAATAAGTTTCTACAGATTCGGATGGAAGTTTTCGCTCTGTTTCGAGTACCGCAAAGATACGAAAAAGATTTTCGGTCCTCATTTCTTCAAGAAGAGTAGAAACCGAAATCGCAAAGGCTCTATCCACTCCACCAACGTGGTGGAACCAGTAGAATGGAGAGTTGCCTTGATCGACTGTTTTCAGCGCTTCGATTGCGGTTAACCTTGCCCCAGGAGATGAGCCTGGACCTTTGATGTTAAACGTAAAGGTATCACCTACATGAAACGTATCTGCGAGAGGAGTGTCATTATGAAACGTTGCGGTAACTCCAACGGCAAGCGCAATCACTCCGGAAACAGGAGTTACGAGTAGAGGCCCGAACGTATCCCCACCATCCTCACTTTTACGATATTCTGCGGTTCCAAGCGCACCCGCTTTCGTAATTTTTAAAACGACACCTCGGTTTCCAACTGGAGTTCCCGAAATTGTAGGTGGATCCGCCAAGCCAGTGTTTGCAGGTCCAGGAATCATAGGATCCACGCTTCCAGTCTGGTCATTTTCGGAACGGATACAAAGGACAGGAACGGGAATCTCACCCACAGTTTCGTCAAATTCTTCGAAATGTTGTTTGAGTGCATCGACTAACTCACCCTTTACGAAAACGTCCTTACCTTGCTGGTAAGAAGATATGAGGATTGGAGTATTTGCGGTGTATCCTTCCGCCTGTCCGATTTTCGCGTGGACCTTATCTTCATATGGAAAACTATTTCCAAGTCCCCCAGAAACGTGTGTGGTTGAAACTGATCCTATAGCCATTACTGTCCTCCTTTTGTTATAATAATTTATGAAATACTAATATATTAATACTACTCATCCCTTATACTCCTTCCGGAATCGGTCCTTCGATTTCCAATTCGGCTCCAGCCAAAGTTTCTTCTTCCTCGATCGTGTAGAGTCCGTCTTTAAAAATGATTTCTACATAGAGTTTGTAGTTGCCGGTTTCTTTTGCAGGATCGTCTACGAGTCCTGTTTTACCGAGGCGAACTAAAATCGGAATTTGCTCTTCGGATTTAATCCAGGTCCGAAGACTCACGAACAAAAGACACTGATCTAAGATTCCACGATTGACAACGGAACTGATTACGTCCGCATCCGGTTCATTAAGCCAGAAATCAACAGTGTATTTAAATTCTTGTTTTGCATGACGCACCGCGTTTTTTAAAAACACGGAATTTCCTCGAACGATTCTTTCTAAGCGGTATTTAATTTTTCTACCCAAGGTGTTCGTAGGTTCCGAATACTTTAGGATCGCACACGGAATTTTTTCCTGAATCCCGTCCAAAGGAGGCTGGTATTCAAAGAATCGATCCGAAGGAATCACTACGTTTCCATTGATTCGAATGCTTTCCACCATCTCTCGGATGTAATCTATGTGAGACTTTCTCATTTTTTGAAAATCTCCTTCATTGCCTCTTTAAAATTTTGAAGAATTAGTTCTTTAGAATCTTCTAATGCAGGTCTGAAATAGGGTCGGGCCGGAATGTTTTTCGCCTCGAATCCAAACTCATGAATCCGAGCGTATTTTGAATTGGTTCCTACGACGACCGTAGAATCGTTTTCTTTTACGATCTCAAAAGAAGCGGACAGATCACCTTCCTCAATCAGAGTCAAAGGAGATTTTCCTTTTTCTTTTTTTCTTCCTTTTGTCGTTTCGGAAAGTTCCGGCCAATTGGATTTGTACTTTTGGGAACGGATGCCTTTGGTGACATTCGCTTGAACAAGAGCCGCGTTCCTATCTTGGACTTTTGTGAGTTTGTCTAGCCCTTCGGAAATCGCGCTACGAAGCGCCGGACCAAACGTATCCGTTACGGTAAGAAATTTCATACTTTGTTTCCTCCCGCTTTTGGTTTGGTTACTTCAATTCTGATTAATGAAAATCCTTCCAACTCTTGCACCGGATGAATCGTTTTAATCAACCATTCCGACCCGTCTTTCTGAATCCTACATTCCGGTCCGATTGTCGTAATTCCCAAGTCTTCCGGACGAATTTGGCACACGGCTCGGTACTCCTGTCTTTCTCCGACTTCGCTGTCGGATTCTGCGTCCTTCCAAACCCAAATACAAGGAATGTCCTCACCACCTCTATACGTCGTTTTCTTAGAAGCGTTTAGTCCAGATGGAGCAGGAACCGAAGTCGGAGTAAGAATTTTGATTTTGGCTTGTGCTCCTTTTTCAAAAGCACGATCCAACATTGAGTGAATACTCATTAGGCAACCCCAGGAGATTCGGAAGGTTGTTTCCCGAAGAGAAGGAAATAGGCTTTATTACGAAATCCTTCTACGATTTCACCTCGTTCTTCCGCACTCATTCGAGAGCGCCTAACGCGCGTTCCTTCACCGCCTCCGGTGGAAATTTCCTCCGGATCAAAACCATCGTTGTATCCAAACTCCTCAATGATTTCAGCCTTGTAAGGAGAATTTCGGATGTCCGCAGTGGCGTTGTATACGGAGGATTATCAGGAATTACAACTCCCCAGGACGTTAGTCGCGCTTTTGCCAAAGCAGCCGCAGACTCTAGGAACTCCTCGAACGGAGAAGCGGAATCTCCGTCTCTTACGTCGGAAAGATCCAAACCTTTAGCTTGGATCCTGAGTTGTTTTTTGAGTTCTGAGACTTCGTTTAACATATGTTTGGCGATCCGATTAAGGTTTTTTAGTTTGTGATGACAGCTTGCAGAAAAGAGTTTCGCAAAAGCGAAATCATAACTGATTACCGTTCCCTCGATTTGTTCTCGGATAAAGCGGTCGCTCTCCACGAGTTGGCCGGCGGAATCCTCGTACAACTCAAGCGTTACGTCTTTGTTCCACGTAAGGATTGCGTCATCGTCCATATCCGGATGAGTTTTCCAGTTCATTCCAAAAAAGTTGAGAACCTGACCCGTTTTAACATAACCTTCGAGTAAGTTCATGGATTGAAATTGTTTGAAATTGGTTTCGTCTGTAAGCATCTTCTCTAAAAAGTTTTTACTCACAACGGCATGTGTGAACTCGACTCCTTGATCCGCAGAGAGAAGTAAATTTACTACATCGGAATACTTCCAAACGGTTCCTAACGTTTGGGATGTTTTCGCTTCTGTTCCTGTATTTCCATCGCCGCTTTTGATTACGCGGAGCGCTTCTTTTGTAATCTGCTGTGAGAGTTGCCAACCGAAAACTTGGAATATATTTTGCACTTTGAGAATTTGCATTCTCTTCAAAGACTCGTAAGTGAAATTGATTTCGAGTCCTACCGGACTGGTTTCGATTGCTTTCTCTTGAGCTTTGATCGTTGCTTTCGGAAATTTTCCGCCGCTTTCTTTCGCCTTTTTCTTAGCGGTAAGATCAGAACCCTCGATGTCAAACGCGACTGATCGCGCGGCGCCTTGGCTTATGCGAGTTTTCACAGAATGAGTATCTTCCAACTTCACCTGAAGTTGACCCTGATTCATTCCGATGTATATGTTTTGGTTTACGAACTCAGGGAAGAGATACTTCGATTGGTTAGATGCTTTTATGAAGTCGTCTACGGAAAACGAAGCTTCTCCGATCGAAACGTTATTTGCCATTAATTGGCGTTCGAATGCGGATAGATTTTTCCTGTTGGTGTTTCCGGATCGTATCCGAACCCGGATTCTTCTTTCTCCATAAATTCGTTCATGGAAAGACCGTCGCGTTTTGCGTCGGAATAGGCTTCGGCTTGTAAGTCGAGACGAACAAGCCCGTTATCTAATTTTACGTGTGGCACTTTAATTTCTCCTTATATAATGCAGGCTAATTTTTTGGCCCCGGTATCAACGGAGATAACGAGAACACGCGTTCCGCTGGCAGCGGTCTTGATTTTTCCAGCATTGTCTGCTTGGATATTCAAAAAGCCAGGAGCCGGATTGGTACCGGAATAATCATATTCGAATATTCCGAAAACTTTAAGTCCGAGAATCTTTCCCTTTTCGTCTACGACCACAATTTGACCCGCTGGAGAGTCGCCGTCGACACAGAGGGAAACCTCCATATTTGCGGTAAACTTAGCCGGTTTACCTTCGTCTGCTTTTGTCAGAGTTTGATGTTTTACGGTGGTCGTTACGGGCTCAACGATCCCGCGATAACCGACTTCGAATGGTTCATCTAAAGGCATACTCGTTCTCCTTTTTACTTTTTACTCAACTTGAAACTGTCGGGACTTTTCTTTTGGAAAGTTTTTGCCCCACTTTGAGGCTCGCTTAAACTTCCGGAGGCACGACTGACTTTCTTCGATCCGCAGTCTTCGCATTTAAGCGGATGCGAATTTTCTAATGAAGCGCCGTACTGTTTTGAAAACGCCTTAGCCTGTTCGAGATTCGCACCTTGGATTAAGGCTTCGATCACGGAGTCAGGTTGGTTTTTCGTAAAAACTCGATACGCGGAGACAGCTTTTTCTCGTTCCGCGGTGAGTAGTTTTTTCGGTTCCTCCAAAAGGCTTTGGAGTTCGATAACTTTAGATGCGAGGTCGATTCCTTCAGGAAAAACTTCGCTTCCAAAAAGTTTTGCAAACTGGTTTAAGTTGTTTTGCAAGACAGCGCTTTGGCGAGCTTGATCTTGTAGTTTTGCAATGGTTTTCCCCGCTTCCTCCAGCACGGATTCCATTTCTTCCGACGGCAATTCCACGGATTCACCCTCCCCAGGAGACAGACCGAATTTTTGGGAATTAACCCCCAGAAGTGACAAAATAGTGCGTTTGATTTTCATCTTATCCTCCTGTATGTTTTGGTTTGTAAGATTGCTTTGCGGAAAATCGAATCCCGCGAATTTTCTCGCAAAAGTATCCGCAGGTACGGCAACGAGACTCGTTTCCGGAATTGAAAGAATTTTCGTAACGATAAGTCGGGCGTATTCGCCTTCGACGATTTCGCCCAAACGACCGTAAAAGTTATCGAGTTGCGGATGCGATTTTTCGTAGGTGAAAGAAATGCCGACCGAGTTCGCGTCGATCAATGCCGGTATCGTTTTTAAACGTGCTATAACATCAGAGGCAAAATCTTTATAAATCCGGAAAACGGCATCAACACCAGGGATATTATTACGATTTGTGAATATAGGATTTCGTGTAATCCCGATTGAGTTTCTAACGGTCCTTTGGTGATCGGTATATATTTTAGTTACGAAAAGTTCGGTAGCAGATTCTAAAATCGCAGGGTTTCTAAAATCACACCACCATCCTTCAATCAAGACTGCCGATAGCATTCGGAAATCGAATTCTGCAAATTCTTCGTTCTCCACAAGCGTGGTTGTATCACTCGTATTTAAAGGCGCTCCGTTCTGTAAAAAATTTGCGTGGAGAGAGCGAAACTCTCCCCGCGCAACGCCAGAGTTGTGAAGAAGAAGTCCGGATTCTAATCTTAGAGTTCCGTTTGAATCGAATTTTAAATTTGCTTTTGGCACATGGCAAGAATAGCCTATGTGCCTTTGAATAGAAAGGCGTTTAGTAAAAGATCAGTCTTGAATGTCCGTTATGTCCGATCTTTTTTACTTGCCCGTGAATTGAGCCATTTCTCGACATCCGAGATCAGCCATACGGTGCTTCGTTCACCAAGTTCATACGATGGGAACGGAAATGTCCGGTCTTCTTTCCATCGTAATATAGTCTTCTCGCTCTTCCCTAAGAGTTTCGCAAATTCTCTGGTCGAGTAAAATAGTTTCCTAACGTGAGATGATAGTTTAATTTTTGATGATTTTGTTACGAGTGCATTCATATAATTAAGGGTTTTATAATATATAAAATTAAAGTTGTCAACTCGGAAAAATTGATGTAAGATCCATTAGAGACTTATGTGATGATAGCGGACAAAAAAATCAATTCAGGCCAACTTAAAAAAACTTTGGGCGACCGCAAAGGAAGCGGGTTTGTCGAAAGTAAAAGTTTACGAAATCGTTTTGAATGAGACCGGGTCCGATTCCATCTCTTCTTTGGACGCTTCGCAGGCTCATACAATAATCAATATTTTGAATATAGAGCGTCAAAGAACTTTCAAACAAAAGCCGAAAGATCCGATTTTAGCCTTAAAAAAGAATCTTCAAAAACGCTCTTACGAACAAAACAAGTTGGCTAAACAAATTTGTAAAAAGATCAACAAGAAAGGAATCTACAATATCGATTTAGATGCGTTTTCCAAAAGGCAATACAAGAAGCCCTTTGATTTACTTACTCGTAAACAAGCGGCGGGTCTCATTCAAGGGTTGATTGCGATTCTGGGAAAGTAGTTATTTTTCTTTTAAACTTATCGCCAAGAAAACTGTCATTTGCTTTCTCGTAACATTCCGCTTCGGCGCGGGGATTACTTTTATCGGCATGTCGAATACATCCTTCTGCGCTTTTCAGTTTTCGAGATACGGAATAACATCAAAATGTGGAGGAACTCTTTCACCACAAACCATAGCAAAATTTACATAGTGATGAAATAGTTCATCATCATTTGAAATTTTAAAAGCCTCTGTAGCCTGATCATTTCTAATAGCCAAAAACTTTCCATTTGCAGTTCGAACCCATATTTTTCCTGAATCACTATTAAGTTTGAATTGATTCAATTCTTCTTTTTTAATAGAGAGAATACCAAAGTCCGGACACTTTGAATCTAAAGGTTCTGGAAGCGCCATGGGGTTATTAAGTATTGCATTGCGAGTATTATAGCAAATGGATACGGAAAGTTGTTCGGCCTTCGATCTCCAGAACTCGCTTTTTAAAATCGATGACTTTTTGAATCTCTTTGATTCCCCTACGCATTTTTGGGTTTCCAGTTCCACAACGAAAGGAATCGAATAATAAAATGACGGCTTTGTGCCTTTGCCGCAAATTGATTCATATGTTTTCATAAAACTATGGAAGCCCTTTTCGTCTGAAATTTTAATTGCGTCATATGCATCAGTAAACGGAACTTCAACGTGATCGCCCTTTATCGTCTTAACCAAAATCTTAGTAGGATCGTTTTTTAATTTTGCCTTCTTGATTTCTTCCAAAGTGGGATAATTTCCAAATTCCTGACAAGGCACTTCTAATACATAGGGTTGTGAGTCCTGGCTTTGGAGAGAGATTGTAAAAAAGAGCCCAAAAAATATTAGAATTACTTGAAATAGAATCGATGTATTTTTTTCGAGCATTTGCTTCCTCCAGGTAACATTTACCAGATAAATGTTACCTAATATTTTCTAATTGGTAATAATAGGCTAACATTCAATAAAAAAGTTAGCCTATTTCGATCTTACTTTGACATAGGTGAGCATTATGCGGCAATGCTCACCTATGTCATTCTCAGGCCATCAAATCTATAGGTAACCATTGCTTTAAATTGGTTACCTGAATCAGTCCTAATTTCTGTGGTCACATTCTCTATGTTTTAGTATCGATCTTCTTTTAGGTTAACATTTCTCATTAATGTTGACCTAAAAGATAGGTCCAATGCCACATAACTCATAAGAAATGCAATATTTTTTACAAAATTTGGGTTTGATTTTGTCGGGGGATTTATCCATACTACACAAGCGATAAGGAAACAGAAAATCATGTTGGATAATTTAGAAGAGACCGTTTTATTATTTAGAATTGAGGAAAGAATGGATAAATTTGTCCACGATCTCTTTTACGGTGATGAAACTACTACAAGAACCTTAATTCAAGGATCTTCAAAGGATTTAAAAAATATCTTTATTTCCTTCTGTCATTCATCTTGTCCTAATAATAATCGAACCATTTCTTGAACTTTTTTCCATTCGGAATCAGTAGTTTTTACTATCCTTTGAACGAATTGAAGCATACCTTCTCGTTCTCTGAGGCCTCTAATTAAAAATCGAATTTCATCTGTTTGTTTATCTAATTCCTCCGAAGACGAAAGGAACATTGAACCTTCACCAGTTGGAAACCAAATTGGATTCGCATTATACCTTTCTTTTAATTTCAGTAAAAACTGCATATCCATATCACGACCGTTAATGTAGCGGCTAATGGATGCCTGAGAATAACCAGTTTCATTCGCTATCTGAACCTGTGTAAGCCCGAGTTGTTTCATAAACTTCTGTAGTCGTTTAGCTTCGTCTGTCATTATCTCTTTGCCAAAGGTTAACATTGGATAGAAAAGTTAACCTCAAAAAATATACCAAAAATAATATTTTTTCTTGATTATTATTCATATCGGAATATAGTTGCAAAAATATACCGATATGAATAATTCTATGGAAAAAACCATACTAACGAGCAACGAGCGAATTTCGACCCGCTACCTTAGCGAATTCGAATGTGATGTAATAAAACGCACTTTGAAATTCAGGTTCGGCTCAGTTGCAAAATGGGTACGGAAAAGGAAACTGTCTTACGGAAGCGTTACTCAGACTCTTACGGGATTAGCCAAACACGAAAAGACCCTCTCTATGCTTGCTCAAGAGGGTCTTTATAATTTTGATAATCCGCTGGTCGAGGCTTCTGATGTTTGAGAAACCTCGAGGTCGATCACTGCCGATGAAACTTTCGTTTTTTGCGAAGGGTGGAAAGACACTATGTCAACTTGCAAAAAAGCATAAAATAACGAAAGTTATGATTTCTAATTGCATCCGAGGCATTCGCACCTCCGCCCGCGTAAACGAAATCCTTCTGACCGAGTGGGAAATCTCCTTAGCAGATGCACGCGAGGCGTATAAAGAACATAAGGAAAAAGAAATATTAGGAAATCCTGTTACGTTTGAAGAAGCGTTCGAATGGATGGTTCGCAAAAGATTCGAATACCGCACAACGTATAAGGGCCTCGTAACTACCTGGGAAGAATTCCGTAAATCTCAGTACGACCTCGTTTATCCAATCTATAAAGCCGCGTTTGCTCCGAGGTTTGCCGCATGAAAACAATTAACCTACAAGAGTTGACACAAGAATATAAACAGAGAAGTCGAACTATTTCACGCAATTTTTCAAAATGTCGAGCAAGAGCGGAAGTTGTGTTCGTAATCGCTCGCGCATATTCTAAATATTTTGAAGAAATTGGTCTACCCCAAGAAGTTTCTAATACTCGAAGGGGCCGCTTAATTCAAGCGATGAAATCAAAACCTGATTCGGTAATTTCAGCATTCAAATTACTGAATAAAGCACATGGTAAACTATCCAAGAGGATCGCACAATTTTCATGCGTTAATGGAGAAATGCCCTGTTCCTGCAAAGAAGTTCGTAAACACAGAACAAAACCATCTGTATATTCTTTTGGAAGACGCGAAAGGAAATTACAATGAGCAAGAAGATTCCTAAAATATCTTCGACCTCCGACCCAGAATCGCAAGGGAACCAGAGCGTCATCTTCCTGACCTTTTTGAAAATGGCCAAGAAGCAACATGATCTCAGCAGGAGATTCATTTCCCCAAAGGATTTCGTTTACGGAGGCGAATACTACGGGACGATCTTCATGATCTTCTTCCTCAAGGAGGTTGGCGAACATATCAGCCAGAATTTGCATATCTACTTCAATTTGGTTCGAGTCCATTCTACAAATATCTTTATTTCTTCCGTTAGGTCAAGCCTGTCAGGGGCAAATTCTCCGAGGTTTGCCGCATGAAACTTCGAATCGTATATGAAATCAACGACGACGGAAAGCGCGACATCTTCGTTGAAACTAAAGACGGGAAGTTCGACATACTCGCATACGATTTCAAGTTTCTTACCGAACAAGGTGAGCAAATCAGAATGGATGCATGGGGTAATCCTAAACAAAGAAAAGAATTACTTCGCAAAGCGCGGAACGAAAGAAAAAGTCAAAAATGAATCCGTTAGTGAAAAAAATGATCAAGCGCAGAAGTGAAATTCTAAGCTCCAACTCCAATGAGCAGGATCTTGAAAACGCGTTATTACGTGAACGTGCAAATTTTATAAACTTAATGTACGGAGGTAGAACCGTGAACGATAGAATCCTGAAAAAAGCAGAAGACCTTTCTCAAAAATACGAATCCAGACAAGATCAGATTTCTTTTCTGATGGGTTTTGTCGAAGGCTTCAAACATCTCAAAGCGACCAGGGCGGGAGACGATGCGTATGAGAATGGAAGAGCCTATGGAACAGACGCATTTATAGCGACAGTTTCACGACGAGAAGAAGAATTTGTAAAAGAGATGTTGAGTAAACAAATAAACCGTCACCACCTAAGGAGAGTTAAATGACAACCGCAGAGCGAATCACATTTCTCCGACAGGCGTTATACAAAAAGTATTCCGATGAAGTTTTACGTGAACTCGGGGGAAAGGCTAATTCCACGGAAAAATGGAAGCGACTTGCAGAGAAAGCCCTCGGAAGATCCGCAATCTTTCAGATGTACGTTGAGAAGAGAGACTATATCGCCGATTTTGCTGAATGGCAAAACGAAGAACTCTTAGAAGAACGAATCCAAGAAGGAAAAAAATAAGGTGAAAACGTATCCGCTAAAATTTCGAAAGGCGCTCATTCATTCCGGACTTTCCGAAGTGGAATTCAAAGCCTATTGGAATCGATTTCTCGAAGTTCAAAAAGAAAAACACACTTCAAAAGAACTCGCGCTTTTGATTTCGATCGAAGCAAAAATGAGACCAGCTTATTTGAATTTGGATCCAGCAGGAGAATATAGGAAAAACGGCAACCTTACAAAGATCCATAAGCAATTCTTGGGGATGATTGTATGAAAAGTTACGTATATTTTCAACCTGCACTACTACATTACAAAAAGAAAACATTATGGAATCGAATATTAGAGTATCTTAAATTGGATGTAAGCCGTGGATAAAAATATGACAGAACTACTCATTACCAGGCATACCATTCTGAAATCGTTTGTTTCAATGGGCATTACTGACATGAAAAAAATTGCAACAACCCTAATCGATTATAGCGCCTGTAATATGGTTTTTTTGCGAAAACATAATCTCATAGAAGACCACGAAGAGTTTATAAACGAACTAAAAATAGAAATGATCAGCTTGGAGAAGAAGCATGCCCAAAAAAAATCAAGAAGAACAAGACTACTAAACAAACGCCCACAAAGACGCCTAACGCAAAAAAGTTGTCGTCCGTTGCGGAAGTTTGGTCGGAAGAAGAAAGTTCGGTAACTGTCGAGGAATCAAGGGAGTTGGCACTACCCGAATCAACTACCCCCGTTCCGTTGATCACTCCGGAACAAAGGCGAACAAGGCTCAACTACCTAATGAGCCAGATCGGCGCCGGGACGGAAATGATCCGAGTCGGCCAAGAGACCGTACTCGTTGCGTTAGCCGAAGTAAACCGAGAACAACTTTATCTTGAAGTTCCCGGATGCGCCGGGATGGAGCAATTCGTAAACGATAACACGGTCTTCGAATGGTGGAAAGTCGAGAAAGCACTCCCTGCGGTAGACAAACTATTCTCCTCGGAAATCAACCGGAAAACCCTCGGAGGGAAACGCGATAAAGTGCTTCTTCGAATCATCGAAGGGTTACGAGAGGATAATGCACTTTTCGAAGATGGTGAGGTGCGGTTCCCGGACGGTAGAGTGATGGGTCTTTCTGATTACGAAAAGAGTTTTACTTCGAAAAATCAAAAAGAGTTTTCGAAGATCCTTTCGGATAAGGACAAGCGGATCGGAGATTTGGAAAACCAAGTTACAAACACGAGAAACGAAGCCGCGAGCTACAAAGCCTCGATGGACGAACTTCATAAAATCGTGGACGACCAGACGAAAGACACCGGAATTTCTCCGGAAGTAAGAAGGGCATTTCGAGAAAGACGAGAACTTTCGGAAATTCTAATGGAATCTCTGAACTCGATACAGTCGCAAGCGGATGTAATCCTTGCAGCACACGATTCCGTATTTTTCGAAACTCGAACACAGCTTAGAAAATGGTAAAGTAGTTTCCATTTTTTTAACCTCACTATCCGGAATTTACAGATCGATTTATGAGAAGTGGTCGGATTGTTTGCCGGTCCCTATGATGGAGGATTTGGGATGAAAATACTGGACTTAGGAATCGTAATCCTATTATACAGAGATTGGATATATGCAAAAACAGTAATACAAAACGCGAAAATCCGAGGCGAAATCGTTCAAAAAGCGATTCGTATTCTCGGACTTTCCAAACCAAGAGTGTATGACGTATTCAATCGACTCGAAAAGGGGGAGTCGGTTGTTTCGGTTGCAAAAGTAAAACGTAAAAAAACTGGATCGAGACTCGGAAGTTTGGAAAAAGATCTCAGAGAGAAAGAAGGATTTATACTTTCTGAGCTAATGTACGCCGGTGTAAGTTTTGCATGAACAAAAAAAGAAAACGAAAACGGAAGGGAATGCAAAGACGGTCGGTTATGCGCTCAATCGTGATTACGGAAAGTCGCAAGAATTTGCCATCGAGCTTGCAGAGAAACTCGGAAAAATTCGTCCTGGCGTTTGGGATCGACACAAGCTGGGGCGGTGGTTGAACGACAAAGGGCTTGCTCGTAAACAGATTAAGAGTCCTCTGGCATCCATAACATGGTCGGAGCCTTACGCGAATCGTGCGTGGATGATTGACGCTTCTCCGCTGAACGCGGTGTATTTGCACCCTTCCAAAAAATATCTTTCGGTCGTCCCGATTTAGAAATGGGGATCACGAGAATTTATGAAGGATCGGAAGATTCTCAACTTAGAAAAGTGATTATCTATGTAGCGATTGAAGTATATTCAAAAACGTTCTATGTTCGGGCGTACGCGCCATCTGCAATCGGAGGAGACTCAATCCACGGTGGTGAGAATTCAACGGACCATGCAGACTTCTTTTCAAGAGCCGTCCTCCCGAAAGAAGACGATTACATTCCCTTACAAGGACTTCCGGAAATACTATATACGGGTGGTCATTCCGCTTTTAAAACATTGGATCCTTTCTTTCATCGTCTCGGAATAAAACGAATTCCGCATTTCCCAGGACATTCCAAAGCAAAAGGGCCAGTAGAAGGCCGAATCTCTGCAATCAAACGGAGTTGTGAAGTTCGAATCGTAAAGGGAATGATTTCAGACCTGGACGAGTTGAACGAGCTTCTTTACCGTTACCAAATCCATCGGAATGACAAACTCGGAAATTACGCGAAATGGCTCGCGTCCGTTCAGAACAATCCTATCCGCGCGGTAACAAAACAAAACTTAAAAGATGCGATGGTCTCCGAACTCATTCGGGACATAGATGCATATGGTTGTGTTTCGATCAATGCCCGAAAGTATCTACTTCGCTACTCTCCGGAAGAAGTCGCAATCGATCGGGTTGGTGAAAAAGTTTCCATCTACAAACGATACGACGGTTCTTACGTTGCGACCACAAACGACGGAAGGCATTTACTTCTCGACGATCAAGGTCCAATCGAGCGAACTTCCGGATCTTTCGAAAACCTGGGTGGACGAAAGGGATTTCGAGACACAGAAAGAACAAAAAACCGAAAGAAAGCACTGAAGGGCGCCAAGTCAGTGGAAAAATCCCTCGTCCTCTCCGATGTTCTACCAGACCTTCCGGAAACTCCATACGGAAAATTGAATATTCCAAAACTGGATATGAAAACTCATACTCCCGCTCCTCCGACGGAATTTTCCACCGTGGATGATGCTTATGATTGGCTTTTGGAAGAACTCGAATTCAGTGAAGAAATTCCGGATGAGGAAATAGACAAAATCGTTCTCTATAATCTGAAATCCTGCAAGCGAAAGGTAGGATCGATCCCCGCACAAGAGGTTCTCGATCTTGTGGAAATGATCCGAGAATATTTTAAAAGTAAGGAGTTGGAGAAATGAATGCACTTCTTACCAAACAACCTGAATTCGTAAACACTCGGAATACGGATAAGATCACAAAGTTAGCCTACCAAGCGGTGAAAAACAATTCTTGGCTTGCAGTTACGGGAGAGGTCGGCATGGGAAAGACGTATCTCTATAACAGCCTACTTGAATTTTTCTCCAACCAACCGCAAAAATACATTCTCGTACATGTGGGTCCAGCTTGGGAAACTGCGTTAGGTGGTCTTTCGATCGCGTTCGTTATGAAACACATGATCCGATCTATACGTTCAAGCGAACACGTTCCGGGTAATCTAAATGAAAGATATTTCAAACTCAGAGAACTTTTGATCTGGGCTAAGGGTATCGGTAGAAAAGTCGTTTTAATCATTGATGAAGCACAGGCTCTTCGCATCGGGGGACTTCGAGATCTTAAAAAAGTGTGGGAAATTGCGCACGAAAAAGAAGATCACCTGTTTTCAATCTTGATGTTTATGAAACCAGAGACTCGGATTTCCGGTATTCTTTCCAGTCCTGAAATCGGTTACCGAACAATTCAGGCACCCATGAGTCAACTCAGCCATTCGGAACTGATTCAGATCGCAGAAGAAGGATTCAAAGTCAAATTCGAACGCGGGAAAGCGGGAGAGAAAGCGAAAGAATTATTGATTCGAGGATGTAGGTATCGAACTCCTTTAGCAATTCGTAATGCTCTTTTAGGAATTGCATTTGCATATCCGGAGGTTCTATCTGATCAAACAATCCGAGAAATCACGTTCGCAACTTTCTGTCTGACGGTTATCTCCGAATCATGGATCGTTTGAAGATTTCCGTAAAACAGATTCGATCGGGAATCAAAGAACGATATAAAAAGGATTTAGATAAAGCTACAATCGAAAACGCCCTTAGCGGCGAAGGTGATGTTTCTCCAGAGATAGAAGCAATCGTAAAGAACGAACTCGTAAATCGTATTCGAAATAGAACCCACAAATACGATGATACGATTTTTACGGAAACACATGATGATATTTGAATAAAGGAGGATAACAATCATGGTAGCAAAAAAGAAAACAAAGAAGGCGCCTGTAAAAAAGGCAAAGAAGAAAGCGGCTCCGAAAAAAGTCGCACGTAAAAAACGAATCCCGAAAGCAGATACGGTAAGTACCACCTCGAAAGGTGTCGCGGTGGATGTAACCCCGAAATCGGAAGGAGAAACTACGAATGGCGAAAATTAAAAAAAACGAAGAGAAGCGCCCGCTTGTGGATCTTCCGAGCAACGCTTACAAAAATAAAGCTGAACTGGAAGCCGGAATGGAATACATGGGCGAACAGATGCTCGAAAGGGACCGCCTTGTAAACGAAGCGAATCAGAAAATTTCTCAGATTCGCTCCGAATTGGAAGAAACCGTTTATCCGATTCAAGCGAAAATCGATCACGTTACGAGCGGAATTGCATACTTCGTGCAAAAGAATCGGGAAGAATTGTTCCCGGATCCGAATCTGAAAACCTGCAAGCTCATTTCGGGAACGTTGAATTTTCGAAAGACTCCTGCTTCAGTAAGAACCAAAACCTCAGTGAAACTCCTTGAGAGGATCCTTGCTGAAAATGGTCTTCTACAGTTATACAACGACTGGATTGCAAGACTTTCTAAGGTATTCATTCGTGCAAAGCTTGAGTTGAACAAGGACTCAATCATCGCGGACCCGTTGGCGGCTCATCAGAAAATCGGAGTCGAGTTGAACGAAGAAAAAGAACGTCTGTATATCAAGCCTTCCAGAATCGAGGACGAAATTTCAGCGGACTCAGATACCGAGGCGGCGTGAAAAGAAAGGACATAGGGGACGGAGCTTTAGATTTCTGTTTGGAAACAATCGACGAAAAGGAATACGGTTCCCCCTGTGTCTTATTCTAAAATTCTAAAACGCAGAGCATATAATCTTTACGTAATATCTGGATACAACCCGGAGCAGATTGCGAATGCTCTTAAACCTGAGTATCCTAAAATTACTTCGAACACGATTCGGAATTGGCTCTCTGAAGTTGATGAGACAACCGGAACGACAGCGGAACAGGATCGTGAGAAAACCCTCTTAAACGCAAAAAATGAAGCTTTAAAGGAAGCGGAAATCAGCCTCACAACTCTGCGCGTGAACACGGTTCGCACATTCAAGGCGATCAAAAAACAAATCTTCAACGAAGATGGGGAATTGTCGATAGCGTTCAAAAGCGGCGAAGGCGCATTAAACACGTTTCGCGGATTGATGAACGACATCGAGCGTATGCTTGAAAAAGAGAAAGAACGAGTGGAGCCAGTCGAGGTTGCTCGCGGCGTTCATCGAGCTATCAAAAGCACGCCGGAGTTAAATGCGTTTCTTAAAGCGAATCCAATCGTATTTTCTCAGTACATCGCAAATATCAAACGCGAGGTTTCTATGATGAAGGACATCGATATCGCATTCTTACCGGAGCTAACAGATGGCGAAGGCTAAAACAAAGAATGCGCAGGAGGAATTCTTTCAAGAACTCGATAATATGATCGGAAAGCCATCTACCGGACGAGACGGTACGATGGAAGAATTCCTCACCCAAAATGTTTTTGTTAAAGGTGACGATGATCTTATCCCTTACAGCTTCGAAGGTTATTCGTTTTGGAGGGATATTTGCAGAGAGTCACAAGACCATCCTTACATTGTATTCTTAAAGGCGGCACAAATCGGATATTCGGTTTGGGCCTTAGCAAGGCTCGTTTGGAAAATTTTTAGATCCAGTTACAAAGCTGGAATTTATTTCCCAGACGATATCTCAATGAAAGATTTCGTTCAGGACCGCGTCGAGCCGTTTCTCAATCAATGCCCTATTTTAAAACCGCATCTCAATGATTCGAATGTAGACAATACGAGAACCAAAAAAATCGACAAAGCAACGCTTGTAATGCGTGGTACATGGACAAAACGTGGAACGAAGACGGTCGACTTGGATATCGTAATGCTCGATGAAGTTGACGAACATGACGAGGAAAACATCGAGTTCGTTGGGGATCGACTTCTTGCTTCGAAATTAAATTGGATGATGCTCGGTTCACAGCCCTCACTTCCAAACATCGGGATCCACGCAGAATTTCTACGTTCCGATCAAAGATTTCGACTTTTAAAATGTCCTTCCTGTGGTCATTGGACGAATTTAGTAGAGCGCTGGTTAAAAGACCCAATCAGCATATTCGGTTTTGATGATAAAGAGGCGCTAAGAAATCCGAGCGCATCGAATGTATTTTACGCTTGCGAAAAGTGTAGCCGCAAACTCGACAATCAAAAAGGAGAATATGTTGCGAAAACTAATTCCGATCGCCGAGGATATCAATGCTCCCAGCTATTTACTCCGAGAAGCCCGTTTTTCATCTATAATAAACTTCTCGGTGCGGTTACGAGCGCAAAGCGCAAGAACCTAACGATTTCCATAATCGGCTGGCCATCCAGTTCGGACGAAGAACAGCCTTTACAAATTGATGAAATTCAAAAATGGGAAGGAGACCAAGGACTCAAGGATCATTCTCCTTATTTTACATATCACGGTGCGGATCAAGGCGACACGGTGCACGGCGTTTTCGGTGAGCCAACGCTGGATGGAAGAATCCGAATCATCGGGCTTTACAAAGCAAGTGTCTTAGATGAAGAGCGTTATGCGGAACAAGTAACCAGATTTAGCGTATTAAGTGGAATCATAGATGCTTTGCCGAACCGAAACTGGTCGCTACGTATGGCGCTCCGCTTCCCGGAAAATTTGAAGATTCAATACTTCACAAAAAAGTATAAGGAAAATTCTGAAGTTGTTCCCGGTGCGGATGAAGTCGGTGTTATAAATGTAAACCGGGACGATTCTCTCCAGGATACGGTCGACGCAATCAAAGCCGGACTCTTTATATTTCCGAATCCACTTTTACTTTCCGAGTCGGATCTCAAGGCATACGAAGAATTCAAATTTCATCTTACGATGCTCGTTCGAGAGAAAGGCGAAGATGAAAATGGAAAATCGTTATGGTCCTTCAAAAAGAAAGTTCCGAATCATTATGGCATGGCTCTCAATTCATTAAGAATTGCTTATGAAACTTCGGGAACGGGTTCCGGTGGATCCGGATACGGAGGTTTTGCATAATGAACTTTTTTCAAAGATTGTATCATAATTTTTTTGGAACTTCTTCGCCAATGGAGTTCGCCGCAATTTCCAAAAATCTAAAAGATTTTAGGCAAGAAACTGAACTTTTTGTTCAGGATGTAAATCCATCGTTCCCTTTGGAATCGATTCCTCTGATTAAAAAACTTGTAATTGCATTTCCGGATCTTTCCCAAGCAGTGAAAAGATCCCTTACTCTCGGAAATTCTGGAATCGAATGGAAGATTGAAGCCGATGAAAATGGTAAAAAGAAAATTCAATCCGATATCGATGCATTCTTCAAAAAACATCGCGGAATCACAAACCATCTTCTGAGACAAGTTTTAACAACAGGAGCTTTATCCGCTGAGATTGTGCCGTCCTTAAATCTTGATTCAGTGGCTGAAATTCGTTTGATTCCTGTTGAAAAAGTCATATTCAAAAAGGAAATCGACGCGGATAACATCGTTCGTTTTGTTCCGTATGAAAAAGGAAAGTTCGGCTACAACCGGCTGAACGAAGAACAATATGTTTATGAAGCAATCGAGAGAGAGGAAGATTCTCCGTACGCAATTCCGCCATTTCTTTCCGCCATTCGATGGATCAATTCTCAGTTCAAAACGCAAGAGAATATAGATAAGACTTTAAACAAGTGGGGACTCTTAGGTTTCATCATTGCAAAATTCAAAAGACCTCGACTCCTTCCGGGAACGGATGCAAAGACTTACGAAAACCAGCAGAAAGAATTTTTACAAAGTGCGAAACAATCCTTCGAAAAAAATTCTCAATCGGGTTTTCTTGCTACGTATGACGATACAACAGTCGATCACCATACCTTAACAGACGCATCTAAGACCGGCGGCTTCGAAGCGATCTCTCGATATATTGAGGAACAGATTTCTTCCGGAGCAGATACAGACCTGTTTATCCTTGGCCGTTCTTATTCGGTAACGGAAGCATACGCAAAGATTGCTGGTAAGTTATTTCTCCTCAAGCTCGGAAACTTTGCCTATCCAGTCATTCAACTTTTAATCAGAGCGATTGTCTTGGATCAGTTGCTTAAAGGGAACCGTTTTCAATCGATTGATGCAAGTTGGAAGAAATCAATTTCTTTAGACCCCCTCTCGGATGCGCAGGCAAAGCTCGCAGAAAAGCAAGTAGAGGCCGCAGAATTTCAACTCATTCTTTCTATGGTTAAAAGTGGAGCGATCAGTCCCGACGATGGTGCAAAACTCTTAGGACGAGACAAGTGGTTTGATTCGGATAAATTGGAAACTCAAGACAAATCCGAATTTGCATTTTCTGAAAACGAAAATTCCGAGAGTAAAAAAAAAGCCTTAATGAATAAAGAGTTCGGACATACATCACATGTTTGTGGTGACCTTGAAGCTCTTGTAGAACTTGGCGCTTGGTCAAAGAAAGAGAAAGAGGTCTATGCTTCCATTGAAGAAGCATTCGTGTCTCATTTCTTTTCTTCTTACGAAGATCGTGTCAATGAAGCCTTAAATCAAATTTTCAAAAAGGAAATGAGTAAAACCGATGCGATCGATACGGTTTGGGATATTTTAGAAAAGGAACTTGGACAAAAATTTCCGGAAGAAACCGCGAAAATCTGGAAGGAAACAATTTCGAAAGCCTGGGACGCAGGTCAGGATCTAAAAAATCCGAATTCGAAAACGAACCCTCCGCGTGTTCAAGCAAACAAAGACATATTAAATTTCTTTGATAAAGGATACAAGTTTGATATCGGTAAACAATTCAATCGAAAAGAAGATATAAACAAAATCGAAGAAGCCATTCGAGAAGCTGTATCGACCGGATCCACGGAAGAAGTAATTCGAAGACTTCAAGACGAGCTTCTGGGTCCAGCTCCAAAAGATAAACCCGGAAAGAAGAAAGAAGGTGAAACTCCTTCAATAGATCCTAAAGCCAAACTTAGAAGCAAACTAAACGACATCGTAAGAGGACAAATTCTTCGATCCAGAAATTTTTCTCGTACCGAAAGATTAGAGCAAATCGGAATCAAGCGACTTGAAATCGTTGCGGTGATGGACAATCACACTTCGTATATCTGCGAAACTATGAATGGCAAAACCATTGAAGTGCAGACCTGTGTTCAGTATGTAAGGGAATTTTTAGCGGATGATCCAACCCGAGACTATTTCTGGAAGGACCGCCAGAATCCTTCGGAAGCAGAACTCCGAAAAATCGACATCGCTTCAAAATCCGGAGACGAAATTACAGGTCACCTAAGAAACAAGATGCCACCGTATCATGCCGGAGGCTGTAGAACAACTGTTGTCGCGGATTTTAAAACAGAAACGAGGAAGGTTCTATGATTTCTGAAACTACATCCTTCAGCATTCAAGATCGAGCATGTCTTTATAACGAGTCCTTTCCGAATTACGCGCCGCTTCACATTTTCAAAGGAAGGTTATACGGAGAATGGGAACTCGGGCAAAATTACAAAAACACTTCCGACTACCATGGAGCCTATCCGAAACAATATTTGAAACGGCTCTTACCGATGTTTCCGGATAAAACCAAGGTTCTTCACTTATTTAGCGGGAAAACCCCGCCAGGTTCGTATCTTCGCATGGATAAAAATCCAGATTTGAAACCTGAAATCATCGGTGATGCGGAGCTTCTTTCCTCGTATGTTCGCGCGTTCATTGGCCACTCGCTCGATTTGATTTTGGCAGACCCGCCTTATACCGAAGAGGACGCCGAACATTATGGTTTTCTAATGGTAAATCGAGGAAAAGTTCTTATGGAAGCCTGG